GGAATTAGTTTAAGAAAGGAGGAATCAGTCCATGTGGATTGACAATGACTTTCCCAAACTCCTAGGTGCAGAACTGTACCGTCCCCACCCAGCCTATGTCATTGAGATGGCAGTTGAGCCTGTGGTTGTTCACGACTTTAGTAAGCAGCCCGGTCAAACTGTTCAGCTCGATCGTTATAGGTTCTGGGGGCGTCCAGGCACTAAGGAAGCTCGGGAAAGAACCGCCGACCAAACCCTCGGCACTGCTTCAGCTCGTAACATCGTTAAGGATAAGGTCCTTGTGACCCTGCGTGAATACACAGGTCCTGCCGATACCCGCGATGCTACCCAGCCGTCAACCTTTAAGGTTGCCCGCGAAACCCTGATCACAGCACAGCGACTGCTGCTTGATACAGGCAACCTCAACGTATTTCACCAGTCGATTGGTAGCTTGACGCTGCTTGACGACTATCGCCGCTGGCGCGACCGCGTGTTCGCCAACGAACTCATGAAGGCTGATGACAATGGTCAGGCTGATAATGAGCGTGGTGGATACTACCTCCCTGGCGGTAAAGCCAAGGGCGGAAGTGGTGGAAACCTCGGTGTAACTTATGCCGCTGGTGAGTCTGCCAAATTTGATATCACTACCGACCTTCTGGAAGTAGTTAAGGACATGCGCAAGCGTAATGTTCCTACCTTCTCTGATGGTTACTACCGTTGCATCTGTGACCCCACGGCCATGATGCATCTTCGCCAGAACAGCGACTTCCGCGAAATCGCTCGTTATCCTGGTCAAGGCATGATTAACCCCATGCAACCAAACGCAGCACCCAACGCGAACTTCTACCAAGGAATGGGTCCTGCATACGGTCAAGCTGGCTTCGTTGCTGGTCAACCCGTTATGCCAACCGGCTTCCTCTTTGAAGGTGTCCGTTGGTTTGAGTCCACCAACCTTCCCGAACAATCAGAAAACCTGATTATCACTGACGAAGCTGGCGGAGCTGCTAACTATGATGCAGCTCAGTTGATCTTCTTCGGTCCTCAGGCCCTCGGCGTAGGCATTGGCGGTAACAACGCTCAGATTCTCCTGAACAACAATGATGACTTCTCACGTTTCATCATCATGATCTGGAGTCTGTTTGCCGGTTTTGAAGTACTTAATAAGGACTTCATCACGGTTGGTTACTCTTTCGTATATTGATAGGAGATTAACTAACTATGGCTTATGCATATGATCCCGCAGCACGGGAACCTTGGAACAACATTATCTATCCCGGTAACTATGTAGCTCGTCTGAATGCTTATCGCAATCAGGGTGTAACTGCATTCCCCGGTGTGAACTGCTTCCGCCTTGTCGGAGTATTCAACCCCCAGGATAGTGACTTCACTATTGATGCCGTGACCGGTGTCAAGACCCTTCCCGCTGGTAGCTATACCTGCGAGATTCTGTCACCTGACCTTCGTCAAGATGACAAGCCCCGTCTGGATCGCGCTTTTGAGATTCCAGCTGGTGCAAGTGTTTACCGCACTGCCATTCAGTCCGATAACCTGAGTGCAGCAGCAAACGGCGACACTATTAAAACCAACCCCGTATCTGTGGGTGGTAAGAGTGCAACCTTGACTTCAGCCGGAACTGTCTTCCCGCCAAGTGGCGACTGGACTCCATTTGAAGGTTTCGATTCGATCGTTCCTCTCGGAGCTGTAGCAACTGTTGGAGTTACGACTGATGGTGATTTCACCGTAACCAAGAATGGCGACAACGTGGCCATTATTGTTGAGGTCTGCTTCTTCATGGATGATGAAGCACCTGACGTGGATGAAATCAATCTTCCATACAAGACTGAGACAGGTCAGTCCACTAACTGATTAATCAGTTATATACACAAAAGCGTCCTTCACCGGGCGCTTTTTTTGTGTCTATAATGATAACAGTGAACCATATTGCACATGCCAAAAGACGTAACTGCAGCAACAACTAAATTATTTCAAGATGAAAAGACCGGCAAACTCGTTGAATTTCTGGGTAAGTTTGACAAGGAATTTGCAAAGGTGCGTGACTCCGGTGGCAACATTCTATATGTATTGCTTGAACAGCTTGTTCCATATCATCCAGAGAAAGGACGGATGGCGAAAGTAGCAGCACCACAAGTTGCTCCNGAACCAGAAGAGCAAGCACCAGATAGCATTGTTCCTATTGAAGATATCCGTTTGAATATGAATGCAGCTACTGCTGAGCAGATTCAAAAGCGTCTCCCTGGCGTGGGTTATGCAACTGCTAAGAAGATTGTTGAACTGCGTATGTCCCTATCAGGTGAACGCTTCAATAACCTCAAACAACTAGAAAATATCCCCCGTGTAAATTGGGAACAACTTGTTACAGAAGACCTTATATTTATCGGTTAAAATATAAGGATAGTGCTTATTTGCAATGGCTCTTTCAGAAAAACTAGACAAGGTTAAAAACACTTCTTATGCAAATAAGAAGGAAGGTTCTGGCAGCAGTTATCAGAAGAGTCATTCATCTAATGTAAAGGCTCAAGATAAAAGACGTGCTGATGCCAAGGCAGCTAAGGCAAAAGCTGCTGCTGATAAGAAAGCCGCCGCTGCAGCCAAGAAAAAGGCTGATTCAACTAAGACAAGTAGCACTTCCTCGTCTAGTACAAAAACCACTAAACCCAAAACCGGGAGTAAAAAAATGGCCGTAAAGACCAGAACCAACAAGAAAGGTGAGGAAGTAAAGATCCGAACCAAAAAGGATGGCACCAAAGTCAAGACCAAGACTAAAGCGAATGGTACTAAAGTCAAAAGAACTGTTAGTACTAACAAAAAAGGTGTAAAAACAATCAGCCGTAAAGCTACCAAAGAATCAGGTAGGACAAGATCAACTACTAAAAAAGTAGGTGCGAGTGGCAGGGTAAGGTCAAAGTCAACTACCGATAACGCTGGTGTGACTAAAACAAAAGGTAAGGCAAAAATTAAAACTATTAATCAGAAGAAGAAGCGTCAAGGAGCGGATACACCCGAAGCTAAGAATAAGAAGCAACGGAAACTTGATCTTGCGAATAAGCGTTCCGCTAAAGCCAAGAAGCAGACCAAGCGCATTAACCGTATGGAAGCAAAAGGTAAAGATACATCAGCACTAAAGGCAAAACGTAAGACCACTAGGGCAGGTGCTAGAAAAGCTACTAAGGCTGCAACACGTATTAATAGGAAGCGTGCGGCTAAGCGTAAGGCTGCAGCATGATATAGGAGATAACTAATGGCTTCCATTGAAGAACTACTACTAGCGCAAGCTATTCAGGACAATCAAACAAGTCCTGAAGAGCAAGCTTTAATGGCAGCCGCTGGTGCTGGGACTGGATTACTTTTAGGTGCTCCAGTCCATGCAGTCGGTAAAGGACTAGAGAACAGGCGCATCAAAAGTGCAGACATGCAAATGGCTGCACAGAATGCTGTGCCTACTAGAGCACAAATGGTAACGGATAATATGCGAGGTATGCGCCCTGGTGCGCGTATGGCAGGTACAGTTGGCCTTGGTTTATTGGCAGGTCAATTCGGACCAGCATTAAAAGCTGAAGCGATGACATCAGAAGCTGCACAAATCCTTGGCAAGTTGCAGTCAGGACAGAAGCCTACTGAATGGGAACAGCAGAAGATTGCTGAAATTTTGACGCAACAATACGACAACCAAGTAGGTTATGGAGTAGCCTGATGCAGCTAGATGACTATTATAAGTCTAAGATTAGATTTCACCTAGGCTTCAACGCTGGTGCTCAAATTCCAGCAGGTGATAGGTCAAGGCTTGAAGAAGCTATGTCCTTAGTGCCTGATGAGTACTGGTTATCTGAAATTATATATCAGGTGATGCGCTGTGATATTGCTTGGAAAGCAAGTGCATTCTTCCCTGATGATTACAACAGTACTGAAGGCACAGGCAATGTAAACTTTTCACGATTTGAACAGATCTCAGGTGACGTTCAACGTGCGATTGCAACGACAGAACCACTTAAAGCTGATGCTGACTTCCGTGAGATTTACTTAAGAGAAGTTGATAGGCTGGCAGAGACATTATATGTTCCTAATTACAGGAGACCAGAGACACGTCGGTATGCATTTGAACGTGCTGGTGCAGAGTTCATTATGGCTGTGCCAGGCCCAGCAGATACTGCAGTTGGTTCAAGGATGTTACTTAGAACTGTGTGGCGCTAGGTTAGAATATATTTAAGGTATCAACAGAACTTACTATGACATTTGGTATAGGTGGGTGGGAGCCCATCAAAATGCGAAGCGGTAATCGTGACGAACTATTAGCCGCTAAAGCACAGGGCGAAAACAACCCTTCTGTGTTTGGCCTAGGTCAAAAAGAAGGTGAAATGCAAGTGATTGATCAAGGTCCTAGTGATGTTTCTAAGGCTTCTGCCTTTGGTAACAAGTATGGCAATAGTAATGTCATGACTGGGGAGCTGCTTGGTGGACTTGAAAATCCCAGTAATAACTTCAGTCAAGGTGGCGGGAGTAACTTAGGTAATCCATTTTCTACAAGTGGTAACTTGGAGTTGTATAAGGATATGGGGCAAACCCCACAGACATCTCCCGACAGCATTGCAGAAGCACCTGCTGATAAAAGTTTAGAGGCTGGTGGCAGTGGATTGGATACAAACAACTTAGAGCAAAGGTTACAAGCATTTGCTCACTATGGTCGTGGTGCCAATATGAATGACACTAATCAAATTTATCCTACACAGTATAAGGTTTAATCATGGCTAGGAAAAAGAAAGCTGAAAACAACGGTTTCAATGCTCCTGTTGATCCTAATAGGGAGAAGCAAATCAATCAGTATTCAGTGCTGCCTGGTGGCCCAGGAACCATGGATCCTGCCAATGTAGGCAGTCAAATGAACAACGGTAATCCTGGTCCTAACTTGACACCTTATGGGCAGCCAGGCATGACAAATGCTAATGCTCCTGTAATGATTGCACCTCCTGGTAGTGGCCCTATGGGTCAGTTACCACAGTCCAATCCTCCAGGCATAAAGAACAATTCAATGCCTTATAACATGCAGCCGCAGCCTCCTGGTGATATGCAACCATTCATGCTTGGTCAAGAACTTGGTATGGCTGCACAACAGAAAGGTTTAATCCCAAGTATGATGGGTCCAACAGGCGTGCCTACTCCGATGCCTGGTGCAATGGCTCCACAAATGCCCCAGCAAGGAATGGCAATGATGCCTGGTCCTACGATNCCTCCTGAGCAAATGGCTGCTGGTGGTATGAATACTAAAACAGGCAAACGTTCAAAAAAAGCATAAGGTAAAAAACAATGGCATCAACCGCAACGAATAAGCAACCACTACTAGTAGACCGTCCATTACATAAGGTCTATAACCTCAGTAAGGCAATTACCGGTAGTCCAATCCCTGGTGACGCTAGTGCAACGATTGACATCACTGGTACTAACACTGCATTCCCAGTTGTTAACTGCATCGGCACTGATGGTGCAATTGTCGAGGATTTCTATGCAATTTCACGTAGTACAACAACATATACTATTAACCTCTACTTCAGTTTTCAGTCTGACTTTTTGAGGACAGACGCTGTATTCATTGGTAATCTAGCAACTGGTACTACTGGTCAAGGTGAAATTTCTCATTGGACACATGCTCCTTGCACACTGGCTCCAGTTCCACAGTTCCAAGCACAGCTACAAGCTACTGCTGGTGGGGACGTACAGTGGGTAGGTGACGAGAACCGATTCCAAGCATTGTATATCCCTGCTGGTACTTGTCTATGGGCAGGCATTCAGGTCACTGCTGAAGTAACTGACGGTCCTATCGCAGGATTTTCTGGCGGATTCTATTGATGCCTAGGAAACAGAATGGCTTTGGNAACTTCAAGGTTGGTTCTGTTCGTCGTCCAAATAACGACTTCCGTGTAGGTAAGGTTCAGAAAGCTGGATCTTATCCATCTGAAAACCGTTTTGGTTCAGTAGTCAAACGTAGTGTGATTGAACAGTATGACTTGAATAGCGACTGGGTGCGCTGGCGGAAGGGGATGGAATATTATTACCGTAGTGCTTGGCTACGGATGTATTTAACGGATGAGAGCGGTCAAGTAGTATTAGATAAGGATGGGGAAAAGATACCAACGTTTCTAGATACGATCTTATATCAGGGGACGGAGTATGAAATACCTATAGAATTCACTGGTTATAGGTTTGCTACAAGCAAGGCTGACAGTTCAAACCATTATGTTGTGAAGCGGGAAGTTAAGTCAGAGCCTGACTTAGGAACAATCACCACTGTTTATAGTGATAAAGATAGGGTCTATCAATTAAATGACGGACTAACAGTTGATGGTCCTACTAATTTTAAGAATCGTGAGCTATGGGTGCAAGGCACAAGTGGCAGTAGGTTGCTGTTGAAGATGATTGGTGAACGTGTCAATGATGGTGAAACAGAAGCAACTATTAAGTATGCCCTCAATGACAAGCAGCATCCTGCCATCTATGTAGGCAAGACGGAAAGTGATGCACTAGCAGAACTGAAAGTGGTTGTACCAACTACAGGGATAATGAGTTCAAAGTTAATACAAGAAAACAAGGGTGACCTTCAATCCCTAATAGGCGAAGTAGGTAGCCTTGGTGCCTATTCATCTGAAAGGCCTATAGAGAATGAAGAATTTATAGATGGCGACTATGAGTTCTACATTGACAGTAACATTACTGGCAACAGTGTTAGTTTTGAGATACTAGATAACCCAACCAACCTACCGGCACCGCTGCTTGATATAGCGAAAATGCCGAAGCTATATAAAACTGATATTGCATCTTTCAGATTGCAGGCTAGATATACATTTATAAAAGCACATTATCAGAGGTTCTTTGGGAATAAATATTTAACAGCAGATCTCGTCAAGAGCGAACTAAATCTCATTTCTTATACAATCCTACCGTTTACTATCACTTCGGTCATAGAGAAAGATATTGGTGTAGAGATTACAGCAATACCTTTTGAGAATTCAGTTGAAGCCTATAGTACCACCGCTGGTAACTATCTTATTTTCACTGACTATAGTTTTACAAAGAAAGAGCCTGACACTTATGGTGGCTTAGATTATCACCAAGCCAGTAAGGAACCAGACTGGAAGCGCTTAGATACTGATGTGAACCCTTGGCAAGACGAAGTATTTACAAGTGGAGAGCCATTAACAGTTGCTGATATATGGTGCTGTAGTTGTCCTAGTTACTCGCATTCAATCATTAGGATGCCACAGAGTTTGTCGGGTGATAATAAGCACGTCAACAATAGGCAGTATCGATATCCACTTCCAACTGCAATGGGTAAGGTGGACTTTCAGAATAGAGGTTTAGCCAACGCTGCTGGTATCGTTCAAAGTTGGGAAACATTTGCACAACGAACCAGCTTCAAGATGTGCAAGCACACTATTGCATCAATGTTCATTGAACGATTGAAGGTCGTTGAACCTAGTCAGTATCCATCTGTAGATGCACGTGAGCAGTTTGAAGAGAAGCTAGCAAAGGACATAGAAAAGGTTGTGGATGAACTTGTGATGAGCCTTGAGCGTAGTGAATTAACAACAGTTGAACTGGTTTANACGTTAGCGGAGGGATTGAATTTAGATGAAGTTGAGACAGCAGCAGTGATACTAGGAGCTAAGTTCTAAGGTGGATAAAAAGTTTCTATTGTGGATGCTTGCTGGAATATTTAGTTTCCAAGCAGTAGTATTTACAGTAGGTAGTCTACATTGTGGAAGGCACGGTGGATTAGATGCTTGTCCTGAAATTGGCAGACGCTACGATCAAACATTTTCAGTTATGATAGCAACAGTACTGGCCTTACTAACAGGTACATCAATAACAAAAGGAGGAGAGTGAAGGATGTTCACTGAAGAATCATTTAACCTTCCACTAGAGGTAGACTTGAAACTAAAGATTATGACTGATGAAGTCAAGTCTTGCACCTCTGTTGAAACCTTGCAGAATAGCTTGATTGAAGTCACTAAACTGATGACACGCTATCAGCATATGTTAAATGTCACATTACAAGCTGCACTAACAAAAGAATTGGAAGAACTAATGCTAGAAGGTAGAGATTAAACCTAAGTTAGAATAACAATAGGGATTTCTATTCCTTTGTAACTAGTAGGTTTTTACCGATGAAGCTTCAGATTAAACGGTCCAATGTGCTGGACAATGGTATAGCAAAGCGTCCAACAGCAGGTAATATGGAGTTCGGGGAATTAGCCTTGAATTACAGTGCTGAAGATGTTTCACTATTCATAAAGGATGATCAAGATAATATAGTCAAACTATACGGTGATCCAAAGATTAGCATTGGACCTGATGAGCCTGATGCACCAATAAACGGTGACCTTTGGTGGTGCTCAGATGATGATGACGGTTCATTATATGTTTACTACGATGAGGGTGAGAGTGGATCCGCACAGTGGGTGCCAGCAACTCCTATTAAAGATCCAGAAGAATTTGCAGTTTTAAAGACAGATACGACAATTCAAGTAATGGTAGGCAAGCTGCGTGGACCAGAAACTGTAGCTGTTGATGATGACACAACACTTGCCACTAAAGGTTATGTAGATGCAGCAATCGCCGCTGCACTTGCAGCTGGCTAATAGTATAGGCGAAACCCTTAACTAGTTAGCATAGAAGTATCATTTAATTAATCCAATGGCTCAGTTAGATTTTCCAGCAAATCCATCACCCGGTCAAGANTATATAGCACCTAATGATGTTGTATATACATGGGATGAGNCTGATCAAAAGTGGAGAGTCACGGGTGGTTCTTATGTGCCAATGCGAGGCACAGGTTCCTATGTAATGACTGGTGAAATCCAGTTATACGCTGACCCCGTAAATCAATTAGGCGCTGTACCAAAGCAGTATGTAGACCAAAAGATTTGGAATGATACATACTGGGGCAGGATTGATGAAGATTCAGCACTCTTCCCAAAGAACACTGGTGATAACATAGTAAATATTGGCAGCATTGTTGCACAAGGTTCTATCACTGCCCTTAGTGGACTTAGTGCTGGTGGAACTGAGAGTGCAGAAGCATTCTTTGTCGGCAACTTAAGTGATAGTGGAGATAAAACAGTTGTTTTTCTAGGGGATGGTACGGCTACTTTTAAAGGGGATGTTTCTATACCTTTGACGCCCGTAAATAGTGATCATGCTACGAGCAAATCGTATGTAGACAGTGNAGTTAATAATTCAGTATTGTCAATCACTGGTGATCCTCCCATCACAGTAACAGGGAATGCATCCACACCTGTTATTGGGATTACAAATGCTACAACATCAGCTGATGGCGCATTATCAAAAACAGATAAAGCGAAGTTAGATATTGCTATTACGTCAGCAGATACGGATGCTTCTAGCTGGTCATTCGTTGATACAGATGGTACATTTAGTACTGCAGACGATAAGAAACTTCCAACATCCCTTGCGGTCAAAACATATGTAGAAGGGATTGTAGAGGAAGAAGATATTTGGGATGAAGCAAACGGTACTATTAAACCACTAGCAAAGTATATAACAAATGATTTAAGTATAGGTGTTGATACTTGCTTACTTCACGCTAATGGTAATGCAGAATTTGTAGGTGACGTTTCAGTGAAGCTGCTGCCTAGTGCTCAAGGACACGCGACTTCAAAAAAATATGTAGACGATGAAATAAATACAATTGAATTAACGCCAGGTCCTATCGGGCCTAAAGGAGAAGATTCAACTGTCCCTGGACCTCAAGGTGAGGTAGGACCGGTTGGTCCAAAGGGTGCAGTTGGTGAGAAAGGGGACAAGGGTGATACCGGTGCTGATTCAACAGTGCAAGGTCCTAAAGGTGATAAAGGAGACAAGGGGGATACGGGAGATGCAGGTGCTGATTCAACAGTGCAAGGTCCTAAAGGTGATACAGGTCCTAAAGGTGATACAGGTTCTCAAGGTGGACAAGGTATTCAAGGTCCTAAAGGAGATAAAGGTGATACCGGTGGACAAGGTGGACAAGGTATTCAAGGTCCTAAAGGTGATACAGGGGCTAAAGGGGACAAGGGTGATACAGGTGCTGATTCAATAGTGGCAGGTCCTAAAGGTGATGCAGGGGCTAAAGGTGATACAGGGGCTAAAGGAGATACAGGGGCTAAAGGTGATACAGGGGCTAAAGGAGATACAGGTGGACAAGGTGGACAAGGTATTCAAGGTGTTAAAGGAGATAAAGGTGATACCGGTCCTCAAGGTGGTAAAGGCGATACAGGTAGTACAGGCCCTCAAGGCGGTAAAGGAGATACTGGTAGTACAGGTCCTCAAGGTGGTAAAGGCGATACAGGTAGTACAGGTCCTCAAGGTGGTCAAGGTCCTAAAGGTGATAAAGGAGATACAGGTGGAACAGGTGGAACAGGTAGTCAAGGTCCTAAAGGTGATAAAGGAGACAAGGGGGATACGTCTTATGCTGCAAACACTGCAGAGAAAGTAAGTTGTTTGTCTAACGGAACAGGCCTAGCTCAGTACCTAACATTCTCCAATATCAATGCTGAGGCTGGAGAAACTAATTACAGACAACTACGCCAGCACAGCAATCTTTGGTATAAAGACAACAGGACAACAAATGGTGTGAATGGAACTCTTGTGAGTCCCTGCCTGGAGGTTCAGCAAATCAATTGCTCGGGAACGATAAGCGGGTCACTCTCTGGAAATGCCTCGACTGCATCATCTACACCATATGCATCCAATGCTGGTCTACTGGATAACTGGACTAAGGCTCAATTCCGAGACTCCTCCAATCAGAATACTGGTACACTTCCTTCTGGTCGCTTAAGTGGCAACTACACCATAACTGCATCTTCGGCAACTTCTATAAAAGCAGACGCCTCTAGTTCTGAAACAACTACAGACCGAATGATGTTCAGGCTAAACAATAACGGCTACGAAACTAGCAGGTATGACAATGGAAATAAAGGTGCCAAATACACGGCCAGCACCAAGGAACTGAAGGTTGGAGTATTAGTACAGACGGGACTTTATTCTGCTGGCGGGGTCGTTGGCGATCTAAAGATTGCAATGAATGGCCCTACATTAGCAGCAGCAATGAGTACACTTGCTGCTTATGGGAATATCCCTGATGAGGATCTAACAGCAGCACAGACAACTGCTTTGGATGTCATAGACGTTGAGCATTACAAGGATGAGTCTTGTGCTGCTTATGCTGCTGATGATGTTGTATCTCTCAGAGAGGCAATCACGGAGCTCAGGCAACTAAGGACTGACCTTATTGCAGTCCTATCGAGGCTGACTGCTGCTGGTCTGTAGGGATGCAAAGTATCCCTTTACCTCCAGCATTTGAATTACCAAGTGCATTAAATGTACCGACGCATCGATTAGAGTTACCCTCCTTCAATGTTCCAAAGTGGGAGCCGATACCTGTCTATCGTGAAGACGTACCAGGTATCAGTAAAGAAGGTGCACCTGAGCCAATCGAAAAGGAAGAAGAAGAA